TGGTGGTGGGCCTGATTTATCGCCACCTGATAAACCACCCTCTGCAGCCATAAAAGGATCACTTAAATCAAACTGCATGGTTCTACCTTGTTTTCTAATATCATACTGACGTTGTAGCTCTTTTTTTGCTTCTTCGCTTTTTCGTATATTTTCTAAATAAGCTTTTTCCGGATCACCTGTATCTAGAAAAGGTTGCAAAGCTTTTTTAAATTGATCTTCTGCTATTTTAGTTTTGCCCCTACTTCTTATTCTTTGACCTTTAGTTCCTTTTTGTAATCGTTCTAAATCACTTAATCTATCTCCAATGTTTTCAAAATTTTCTGCAGCGCCATATTCTGGAAATATTTTTTTTAATTCATCAGTAGTAAGTTTTTGATCAAACAATCCTAGAGTTAAAGCATTTTTAAATATATCCTCTCCTGGTCTTCCTCTTGCATAATCATATGCAGCAAACGGAGCTGCAAACAATCCTTCAAATGCTAAAGCACCTGGTCCTAAAATATTTTTTAACAGTCTTCCACCTTGAGCAGTTTTGGTAATAGCTTTGACGTTTGCTTTATCACCCGGTGTTAATTTCTTTACATTTGTTTTTTTTAATTTTTTTATACCCTCTAAAGCACATGTATTTAAATTTTCACCTGTGCTAAAACCAACACGACCGCCCATCATTTTACCTGGACAACCAATCGCTGCTAATCGTTTCATAGCTGCCACGTCAAAATTTTTTACATTCTGTTTTGCTAGCTCTACGTTTTCTAAAAACAATTTACTTTTTCTAATATTCGCCTTATCAATCTCACTAATCTCTCCAGAATCTACTAGTCTTTGATAAAAAGGTTTTAGAGTTCCTTTTTCAGTTATGTATTTTCTAATAAATTTTTTAGTCTCTCTTTCAGTCATGTCAGGAAAAAGATCAAGTGGATCCATAGACATTGCTTTTCTTGTGCTTTCTCCAAAAACTGTTCCATCACTTAGTGTTGGAGTTTTGAAACCACCAGACTGAAAATGATAATCAGTTAATAATTTATCTTGTATATCTAATAATCTTCTTTTCTCTGCGGGGGATTTCTTAGATTTTTTAATTTCTTTTATTTTATCTTCCGCTACTTCTATTTTAAAATCTAGATCTGTAAATGTTTCTTTCGCACCTTTGGTTCCCTCTTGCCCAGCCATGCCCACATTTACCTCTTCAGGAGTATAAATTATATCTTTAGGTCTAATTTTTAAATCTGGATTTTTAATGTTACCGGCGTGCCCTTTTTGTATACCCGTTCCTTTTTGTGCTCTTAAAAATGCCTCCTCACCTTCTTGAGCTTTAATAAAATCTCTTCTAGTGTCCTTGGTTGCTTTTGCTTTTTCTGGATCAGCTGGTTTTATATTTTTAGGATTTTTTTTTATAATTTGATCTCTAACTTTTATAGCCTCTTCTAAAGTAGGTATATTTGAAAAACCAGATCTTTTTGTAACAACATTTTCCTGTCTTTTATCTCTTCTTCTAACACGAACACCATATGTTCTAAATTTTCTACCAGTTTTTTTATCTCTATAATCTGTGTAAATTATATTTGAATAACCTGGTAAAGCATTAAAGGCAGGTGCATTTGTATTAGGAAGTTTTAATCTTTTAGCGTTTTCTATACGAGTTAGATTTTCTAATTCTAGATCAGCTCTCTCACCTTTTTTAAACCCGATCCGTCCACCACGAGCCATGGCTGGTCGTGTGAGATATGCCATCATCTGTGAGTAATTTTTTGGATTCATTACTCTCCTAACAATCTAGCGATACCGCCTGATGCAAAATCATCGGCTGCCTCTGCTGCAGCTTCTGCGGCTGCATCTGCTGCTTGCTCTGCTCTTACTTCAGCCTCAATTATTCTGCCCTCACCTCTGGATAAATTTTTAACTGGTTTACCGGTTGCATATTCCTCCATCTGACGAGTTGTACCCTCTAGCATATCATCGACTGTATTAGCTATGACATCCTGTGTATCAAAACCTCCATCTGGATCTGTTGCGTATACTTCTACGTCGTTAGCAACAAACTCTCCCTTTGGTTTTTTTTCGAATTTTGACTCACCTTGAACAAAAACATCAGCTCTTCCTGTCTCGGGTCCTCTTTTACCTGGTGCAGTGTAATTCATTGATACCGGTTGAGAATATTCATTTTCAAACATTACATCAACACTACCATCCATATCATCAACCCGCACACCAGGGACTTTATCATTTGTATATGTTGTGTATATTCTCTCATCAGTATCCTCTAATTTAAAATAATCCATGTGGTCAGGATTGTTTGCCTTGTACTCTGGTGTTCTAGCAACATCAGTGTAATAGTTTTCACCTTTGCCCTCTGCTATCGCCTTATCATACTCCGCCTTACTGACCTCTACTTTTTTTGTTTGAAATACATTCTCTGCTTTTCCCTCGTCTCTAAATTTATTTATAAATGATGGGAACCACTCTGGCATCTGTGTTGTAGTGCCTTCTAATTTTGTTACAGGTGTTTTTATTGGAGGAAGATTTTTAACAGTATCTGCACCTTTGCCGATACTTAATAGTCCTGTTTTTAATGCAGCAATACCTCCACCAACCGCTCCCACAGTTTTTAAAAATGCTCTACGTGCCTTGTCTATCGAACCTACCTTGTAACCGATACGTCCACCCTCTGCTCTAAACTGATCTCCAAATCGTCCTGATTCTTTTATATAATCTCTAAAATTTTTCTTACCACCTATGCTTTGATAATATTTAAAAGCTTCTAACGCTCTTTGAAAAGCCTCATCCTCTGCTTTTAAAATATCAATTCCACCATTACTAAACCCTGCACGTCCGCCTTGTGCCATGTCCTCTGGATCTTCGATATCTTTCATATCATCCATTTTTTCTTTTGTTCTTGGATCTAATTTTTTAGGTTCATCTATAACACTTGTGCCTTTTGTTCTTTTGTATCTTGTCAAAGCATTAAAAGCTCTGTCATAAAAATCTAATCTTTCTTTTGTTGGAAGATCGTCATAAACTTTACCAGCATTCTCAGCTAAATACTCTGCGAGAAACTCTGCATCTACTTTTTGATCTTTACCAAAACCAGCACTACCATATAAATTTTCTATTTCTCTATCTTCTTCTAAAATTCTTTTCTGTATATTAGCGATACTTTTTTTGTTTCCTGTCTCTAATCTTTTTTTAATCTCTGCTTCCATCATATCTCTTAACGATTCATCTGCCGATTGTATCGGAGCTGCAATATCATCAGGACCACCACGACTACCTGGTGGTGGTAGATCATCATCTGGTATCTGTTTGCCACCCATGATGCCTTTTTTAGGATCTATCTCTTTACCCTCTAGATCAAATACTTTTGCAGATTTTGTGGATTTAATTCCTTCCTGAACCTTTGGTTTGTTTTCTATCATCCTGATAGCATTCTCAACCTGATTGGCATTCTTTAGTGAGTTTGGATCGACACCATTACGCATCAGAAACTCTGCTGTCTTCTGCACGTTTAGATCTACAAGATCTTTGTTAGGTAAAGTTGTCATCACACCTTTAGGTGAATCTTTTAATAACAATCTTACTATAAATTCTCGAAGTGCTCTTAACATTAATAATAATTCCTTTTACGTTGCTCGACTTTTTCGTCGATATAATCTTCAGG